GAACATCGAAGGTGTCATTGGTGAGCAGCATATCAAGATTCAGTGCAATGTTAAGCCTGTCAAGGCATTAATTTTGGAGTGATATGAAGGTTAACACAATATCTTTAAATTCGGTGCGGTTGAATACAATCGCACTGAATCACATTGGCGAAATCCGTTCGAGTGGCGGTGGTTCCAAGCCTTCCCCTATCCCTCAATGGATAAGGGAGCATGTTGTCTTTTATTATGACGTAAAGAAGCAAGGTGCGACCAACGAAACATTGAAGGAGTCTGCTTACTTGCAGGACTTGTCGGGTAAAGGAAGACGGATGAAGTTAAATAACTTCTTGTTCAATGGCATGTCGGGTATAGATGGATATAAGAATATGCCTTTTAATCAAGATAAAGGCATTGAATTTGAAACGATACACGACAGATATGTAAGAGGTAAATTGTCTAAATCAAACGGTACGGGGTTTGGCTTTTATTATGTACAAAATTATAATGGGAATATATTGCATGTTAATTGGCATGTAGAAGGAATAAAGGATGACAATAAAGTATACGTAATGCAATTTAATACTCAATATGATTTAAAAATTGAATTACATAATGGCGATAATCAAGTTGCATTCGATATTACAGACTCGCCAAGTCCTAATTATAGATATATCACTTTAGTTGCTGACCAACCCTACTCCACAGACATCACTATTACTCAGATACCCGAATATCCCGGTGCATTAGTGACAGATGGTGTAGATGATTACGGATTGGTAGAGAATCTGAGTAGTGGGGTGAAGATGCTGTTTATGACGGTTAATCCGATGATGCTCGATAGATGTTTATATGACCAACGCTTTACATCAGGTTGGCATTTATTTGCAGTAATTACTTCAAGTGATAAGATTGCTTATAATAATTATAATACTAAAGGAAAAACTTATATTAACGGCGTATTGAATGAAAGTCAAACTTCCAATGAGCTTCAAAGCAAGAAACAAATTATAACGGCAGTAAATTCAGGAGTAAATGAAACCAACTCGTTAAGTCCTTTCTTTTTCAAAATAAGATTAGGTGGTTTATATATGAAATGCGCCTTCTACAACTCCATAGCCTTCGACTCCATACCAACAGAGGCAGACGGATTCACAGAGCAAGAATTAATTGATTACGTATTAACTAATATAATTGGACAATGAGATATACAATCGTTACAATAGAATGGCTGACCCAACATGGACTGTTGGCTATGCCGACAATGCGAAGCAACGCAGACGGCACGAAAGTAGTGCTGCATGAAGAATTCGTTAACCTCTTCCCAAAGGACTCCTTCCCTACCTACAGAATGGATGACCCCGAATTTGTACAAATCATGGAATCGGAAGAATGGAATCACGAACCGCAACCTTATAGCGCTGATTACATATTGGCTGCATCCGCACAAAACATGGTGGAATCCGCCAAAAAACAGATACAGACATTGAGCCTGACAGACAGTGAATCTTTAAAGGTTAAATCGCTGTATCCCGATTGGGCGGAATATATAGACGAATCCTTATCCAAGGGAATGAAGGTTAATTACAAGGAACACCTGTATAAGGTCCGACAAGATATCCCTATGGTTTTGGAAAGCCAATATCCCGGCATGGCTACGGCAGCACTCTACGAAGTGGTTGTAGAGACTGCATCAGGCACCAAGGATGACCCTATACCCTATACACCTCCTATGGAGATATTCGAGGGCAAGTACTATACTCAGAATGACGTATTGTATATCTGCACAAGGGACAGCGGTCAGGCATTGACCCATGACTTAAGCAGCTTGGTAGGGTTGTATGTTAATGTTGTAAGCTTATGAGAACCATAATTTATTGTGTCATATTGCTGACGTTGGCAATATGCTCATCATGCCGGAGTGTAAAGTATGTGCCTGTTGAAACTGTACGTGTAGACAGTTTGTATCTCACCATCCACGAGAGAGATTCAATCCACATTAAGGATTCTATCTACATTCGTGAGAAGGGTGATACAGTATTCGTTGAGCGATGGCGCACGCAGTACAGGGATAGAGGAAGAACAGATACCTTATATGTTGACCGTGTACGCGAAGTTCAAGTTCCTTACCCGGTAGAAAAAGAGCTAACATGGTGGCAGGAAGTCAAGATTAATTTTGGTGATTTTTCTTTAGGTATTATCTTTGTATTGCTGTTTATTATTATTTGGATGATAAAAAAGAAAGGAGGTTCAAAATGAAATAGGACACTATACCGAGGATTATCCTCACAACGCTACGAGTAGAAGCGTAGCGATTACTCAAAAAATAACAAAAGCAGTTCTTTCGGGGGCTAAGAATTAAAAAAAAAGCCCCCAACATACATCATATTAATATTGCCACATAAAAACATGATAAAGCATAAGATACCTGATGTTGGGGGCTAATATCTTCAACATAAATATCTTATGCTTTGTTCATCAAAATCTCATGTTTTATGTGGCGAGGCAAAGATAAGCATAAAAATTAGAAAAAACTATGTGCAAATCAGAAATCTTTGCCAAGATAATTAATATTGTTTCAAAAGAAACCGAAGTGCCTGTAGACCAAATATTATCCTCTGATAAAAACATGGAAACAGTGGATGCCCGGTATCTTCTTGTGTCTCTCCTGTCTGAAAGCGGCATGTACCCTTCACAAATAGCCGTTCATATCCACAAAACCAAACGTGCCGTTAACTACATGATATCAAATTTCTATGAGAGGATGGAAAGTGGGAAAATGTTGAGAATATATTGGGATAATATAAAGAAATCATTGGGAAACAACTGATTTTACATAAGTTACAACATATGTACTTTTGCATACGGTCAATTTTGACCGGGATACAAAATACAAATACTTATGGAAAGAACTTATGTTTTTAATTCAGACGGAGGCAATGGAGGTTCAGGCGGTAGCAAGCTTGACATTACCGCCATGCTTCCCGGAATGTTTGGGAACAAGGGGATAGACCCTAACCTGCTTGCCTTGATGAATAACGGCAACGGCTTTGGAGGACAGGACGGATGGTGGAGCATTATCTGGCTTGTTGTGATAGCAAGTATCTTTGGATGGAACGGCAATGGTGGCGGTTTGTTCGGTGGACGTGGAGGAAACGGAGCTAACGGACTTCCGGCAGAATTGGCAGGAAACGCAGGACGCGAATTGTTGATGCAAGCTATTCAGGGTAACGGTAATGCTATCTCTCAATTGGCTTCTTCATTCAACTGCTCTACCCAACAGGTTCAGACAGCATTGTGCAATGTGCAGAATAGCATTACACAAGTAGGTAATCAGGTGGGATTGTCAACCAACCAGATTATTAATGCTATGCAGTCAGGCAACCAGTCTATTCTTACTCAACTTGCCGATTGTTGCTGCAAAACGCAAACAGCTATTGAAAGACAAGGCTATGAAGGACGTTTGCAGAATTGCGAATCAATGAATGCCCTTACCAATACAATGAACAACAATGCATTGTCATTGCGTGACGGTGCTACTGCAAATACGAATGCTATCCTTGCCAAACTTGATGCAATTCAAAATCAGGCATTACAGGACAAGATTGCATCTCTTACTGCGGAAAAGGCTACTTTAACAGCCGAAATATCCCAGCGTAATCAGAACGCCACTATCCTGAGTGCAGTAGGACAACAGATTGCTCCTTTGGCAGCCGGATTGCAGGCATTACAAGGAGACGTTGATGGAATCAAATGCAAGCTCCCCAATACTGTGAGTGTTCAATACCCCAATTTAACCGCTATTAATACAGATTGTTTCCGCGCAGCCGCCTACGGTGCATATATGGGTGACGCTGTATACGGACGTAGTGGATGTGGTTGCAACAACTACTGGGGTTAATCCGGTAAGAAAGGAGGTAGATATGTGGCCTAACTTTTTTACAGGATTCCCATCCCTATTCCCATCAATCGGAAGAACAAATTTCAACACTCTTCCTACGGTGGCTGTGACCGTCGGCACGGAGAATGTTACTTTGGAACTTCCTAACCACGCATTCCGTAACAGGGATTATGTTGGAGGATTCTATATCAGCCTCCGTCAGGCTATACCTGCCGGCACGACTGCAACTCTTCCGATACTGATAGGGACTAATGGGGACACAAGACCGTTGATGGCTTATAACAATGAGCCTGTGACTGTTGAAAACTTAGCCGGAACAGGCATCTATGAAATTCACTATAACAAGTACACCAACGAATTGTATCTTGTTAATGGTGGATACAGACCGACAACGGCTCCGGCTCCTACAGCAGAAACAGCTTCTTTAAGGAGCAAGTAATAATTAACATGGAGTTTTGTGGTGATTTCCAAAATGGAAATAGCCACACTCCTTTAAAATCAAACAATCATGTTTCAGAACTTACGAGCAAACAGCCAATTGTATGTACTTCACAAAGAAGCCAAACATTATATAGAAACAGCCTCAGTGGTCAGTGTGTCAACCCCAAGAGCCAAATATCCAGTGGCACAACCATTTGCTTCTCCTCAGGTGGAAATGGTGGTGGACGTGGTGGCTTCCATTAATGGGCAGAATACAACTTTCCAGAACCTTCCTGCCGGAGGAGATATAGCGGACTTCGGGCAGAACGGCAATATTGTAATATCATGTTCACGTGATGCGATGAACAATGAAATATCCATGATAAAGCAGAAGAGACTGGAAAGGGTTAACAGCAGAGACTATGACCTTAGTGTGATAGCGTCCTGTGATGAGATGCTGACAATGATCAACCCCGAATTTGCAGAGAAGCAACGACAGGAGAACGAGATCAATACGCTGAAAGGGCAAATGGCTGAAATGAGCAAGAACATGTCTGACCTTATGGAATTGAACAAACGGCTTATGGAACAGCTCGGAGTGGTTGAAACATCCAAAACAAAGAAATGATTATGGGAATGTGGGAAATATTAGAAGAAGGGCGTGACGATTACGGACGCGGCTTCGGTATGAGAGGTGACGAAGTGGAGGAAGCCTACAAGGAAGGCTGCCGCAAAGGTTACGAAAAAGCCATGAGAGAGATGCGCGGAGAGATGGGTTTCCGTGATGGTGGGAGAAGTTATTCAGGTGGTGGAAGCTCATCCGGCATGGATGAACGCAGATACCCCGGATACTTTCCTGAATATCCGCGTATGGATGAAATGGGCGAACGCAGACGCAGACGCTCTAACGGTGAATTCTATTAATAACAGGAGGGGTGAAACGCCCCTCTTTTTAAATTAAGGCTATGGAACAAAGATTAGATACATATAGCAAATTCCCATCAGGAATGCAAGAATACCTGGAATCATACGGATTCCATTTCAGTAAAAAACTTTACGAATGGGCTGTTTCAAAAATGAAAGTGAAAGACGAGGCAACAGGCAAGGAAAAGAAACTTGACCCTTGGAGTAAAGATGAGGTGGACGATATGCTCAAAGCAAACGGAATTACCATCGAACACGACAAAGGATATGACGTTGCCTATGTTGCAAATATGTTGAAAGCGGATTTTTTCAAAAAATCATTGGTTGACGAAGCACATTTGTGCAAACACATAAAGTGCTACCTTGATGATATTGATGGGGACCCTTGCAGGGCGTTTGATGAATTCTTTGCCACCTGCATCGGTAAAGGAGTTCCTGTAATTTGGTCTGATGTTATATGATTGTTCAGGAGTTCTACATACCGAAATATGGGGATTGGCACGTCAAGGTGTATTATGCGGTACACACTTATTGGGCTAAGGAAATCATTACCGACCTGTACCGTATAGGATGCAGGGGGGATTCCCTCAAACGTGCGTATCGCAACCTGACAGAAGGCAGGATGAATACCGGACTTACCTATTCGGACTACAGGAGAAGAGAGACGGTAATGGTGCTCTCTTTGACTTCTACCCCCGAACAGTTTCAAAATTCATGGGATCACGAAAAAGGTCATTTATGCCGGCATATCTCCAAGGCTTTCGGAATTGACCCTTATGGAGAGGAAGCACAATATCTCAGCGGATATGTCGGTCAGAAGATGTTTCCTGTTGCCAAGAAATTCTTGTGTGAACATTGCAGAAAGGGAATGGAAAAATAATAATCGAACAGAAGCGTTCTTTGACTTGTTGGAATTACCGCTAAATTTAAAGTGTTAATAGCCATCTTTGGTATTGTCATATTGATATAATTGCCTATATTTGCGTCATATAGGAGTACTGGTATGTACAACAGCATTATCTTGCACTATAATAAGAAATTTACAGGAATACCGTAATTAGATATCTTTCTGTAAATATTAGTATTATTTTCTTGTACTATGAATAAGGTAATTAATATTCCAAATGCGGATAGAGATGAACGGATAGGTAGTGTTTTTAACCATTTATTTTCTGTCATTTTTGCGAATGAACAAATAAGGGATAATGATGTTCCTGTTTGGGATTTTTCAAAAACCTCATTTTTCCATCCATTTTTTTTGTTCCCATTTGCCATATATAAAAGCAAATGCAAGAACGTACAGTGTAAAAATGTGGTTGGGTATATGAAAAACTATTTAGAATGTGTTAAGTTCTTTGATATGCTGACGATAAAAGATGACATGGACCTAAATAGTGCGTTGAAAGAATATTTAGGGAAAAGTTATATCCCTATATGTCGCTTTAGTCGATTGAATAAGAATATAGATTCAATGCAGACCATTATTCAAGGAGTTATTGAAAAACAGAAAAATTTAGATTTAAAACTTAAAACTCCACTTTCGTATTTGATTAGTGAATTAATTTGCAATATAAATCAACATTCTGATAGTGATTATGGTTATATATATACGCAATATCTGAAACGTGAGAATTGTTTGGATATATGCATTGCTGATGATGGAATAACAATTTATGGAAGTTATGTCAAGTCACAAAAGATGCTTGATAAGATAGGTGACAATGAAGCTGAAGCATTGAAATATGCAAATGAAGGATATTCGACTAAAGATCTTCCCGATGCTGAAAGTAGAGGATTTGGTATATCATCTACTAAAAGTATGATTGTGGAAGGTCTTGGAGGAGCATTCTTTATGTTATCAGGAGGAGCATTTCATAGGCATGATGCATCTGGTGGAAGTGATTATGTAAAATTGCCTGATACTATTAATTGGAATGGCACGATTATACTTATGAGAATACCATTGACAGTTAGTGAAGAATTTGATTATACGAAGTATATAAAATAGGAGGTATTATGAAAGAAATAATTAAGCTTCATGATCTATTAGGATCTGAAATACGCTCACGTTCTAATGCTGAAATTTTACGAGAAAAAATAGCAGAGCATAGTGGTTCTATAATTGATTTAAGCGATGTTTCTTTTATTTCAAGATCATTCGCTGATGAACTATGTATCTTAGTAGAAAAACATATTATTCAATTACACAATGCCAGTGGTGTTGTGCAAAATATGCTATCTGTTGTTTCTGAAAGTAGGAAGAAAAAAAGAGTTAGAAAGACTGATGATACTAAAATAAAAGAATTTGATGATATGGAAAGTTTGACATCTTTTCTGGCTACAATTTGATAAGAATGTATTTCTAGGCATATCTATTGAAAAATATTCACCGAGAACTTAAAAGGCAAATATCAATAAAGCCTTGTTGATTCAAAATAAATCAGAGCGGTAATTCCCAACGGTTTTACCGCTTTTTTTTATGCTAACATAATATGAAAGATGATAAGTTGAACATATTGCTTGAGCAATCGGATGATATTCCTCATTGGGTATTCTGCCAACTGCTAGCCATGATACAATGGAACGTTTAGAGAGGTGGATTTGTAAAATGATTCCCTTTGTCGTTTTGATGAAGGTGGCTTTGTTGTGCGGCTAATTGAAGTTTATGGGATATTTGGGATGAACTACCTATCATTTGATTATCCATAGCTTGTTAGTGTGAAGAAAAGGGGACCACCCGATTAAGAATGATCCCCCCCAAAAAAAATGGTTACTTTATATTAGTTGGATTCTTATTTTTAAGTATTTCGACACATCCCTTTATTCCATCATCAAAAATTCCCATTTACTTATTAATCTTACTTTCTAGCAAATCAAATCCTTTTTCCACTTCGGAATTAAGAACTTTCGCATAAACTTGTGTAGTGCGAATGTTTGTGTGTCCAAGCATTTTGGCAACAATTTCAATAGGCACACCATTGTTCAGGGCAAAAACGGCAAAAGTATGTCGTCCCATGTGTGTGGTTATATTCTTATCAATACCTGCGTATTGAGCGACCACCTTTAATGAGACATTATATTTTTGATTGGATATGATAGGTAGCTTATAGTCATACTTCTTCAATATTTCGATTGCCGGAGTAAGAAGCACTATTTTATAATCCTCATTGGTCTTTTTTCTTCTGTCGGATACAATATATTTCCCATTCCTTTCCTCGACATCCTTTTCGAAATTGAATTTCTCAAAATCAGCATACGCAAGTCCAGTGAAGCATTGAAAAAGAAATAAATCACGTATCCGGTCTATTGATGGCATATTAATTTTACAAGTACGGATCATTTTTAGTTCTTCTTCTGTAAGATACTTCCGCTTCTCAAATCTTCCGCGTTCAAAATGCAAACCAACATAAGGGTCTTCATTCAATAAACCGAACTTCATTGCCTCATGCAAATAGCGCTTTAAGCGTTTATGATAGTTATAGATTGTAGGTTGAGAAATCTCCTGTTGATGCAGGAATTCATCGTAAAGCGTTATATTCGCTTTTGTCAGGTCATCCATGTAATTTAGCTTTCCGAACTTTTCTAACGATTGTAGCAAAGTTCTATGCTGTTTTCGCGTGCTTTCCTCAATGTCTGTCCTATCCTCTATTCTTATGCGAACAAAATCAATAAACGAATCCGAATGGTTGGATTTCTCCAAGAACGCGTTAAGTTTTTCAAAGTCGAATTGCTGGTCATTTCTAAACAAATCAAGAATAAAATCATTTAATTTGCTCATCATACCATCAAGCATCGCATTTAATTGGATTGAGTGTACGGAATTAACTACCTTCTTTTTTTCATTCCATTGGTCAGCGTATAGTTTCACTGATGTCCCAATCCATTTCCGTTTACCTTCTGATGTCACTTCAATCTGAACCAGACCTTTTTTGTTTCTTGTGGCGACATGCTTTCTGTCGAACACAAACCTCATTGTTGGATACTTCATACTTTTTGTTTTTTAATGTGAATCACTGGTTGTAATCGAACAGAATCACGATTTTTTTTATGTGTACTGTTAAATAATGCATGTATTGGTTTAATAAATAAAAAACAGCATTTATTCTATTTGGTATCATGTTTTTGGGTATCATTTGATACCTTTGATACTTTATCGGTATCAAAAATAATACGTTTGATGCATTACTGTGCATGATTGTGCACTAATAAACGTTAATAAAAAACGAGTTATAAATGCTTATATTCCAATATATTACATTGTAATTAGCTGATATACAATAAAAAAGGCGATTACCGAAGTAACCGCCTTTAGTGATTCCGCTGCGATTCGAACGCAGGACCCACGCCTTAGAAGGGCGTTGCTCTATCCAGCTGAGCTACGGAACCATCCTTGTTTGCGGGTGCAAAGATAATAGCTTTTATCAAAAGTTCCAAAAATCTTAGCAACTTTTTTTCGCTCATAACTTATTTTTTTCTATTTAGCATTCCAATAAAAGGAATAAAACAACAAACATGAAAGACGTAAACCATTATGCTTGAGTCTATTCCAATCCATTCTGTCAAATTAGTATATAGTAGGGAAGAGAAGAACTGAACAATAAAAAACAAAATAACAAAATAATCGGCAAAGCGAATAAATAAGAAAGTCATTCCTCGAATTATATCTCTGTCATTACGAAAACGCCCGGAAGTATAGCCAAAAACTACTCCTGACAAACCTATCCCGAATGAAATAAGATAATATATGCCTTGCTGAAAAGGTGAATTTTCTAAAGAGCCGGTAATACTTCGCAATATCGTCCAAGGAGCAAAAGTAGTCATGATGATTGTCAACGAATAGATAAATAAAATACAAGCAGAAAACAGTAGGGCACGCTTTTCTTTTCGCGTTAACTGCTTTCCTCTTTTCAAAATCCTGCCAATGGCATTAACCATGCCACTATAAGAAGCTATTCCAAGACCAAAGAGTAAGATCATTATAATTCCCAAAGCGGGAGTCTTAACATAATTACTTGTAATATGTCTAAGTTCCCAGCGGATACCTTCCGGACTAAGCAGGCTTTGCACTGTGCCAAGCCCGTAAATACTGCCTATCCATGAGACTAATGCCACTATTACTGTCAATAAAAAGAAGAATGTAGCTACATGGGGAAAATAGTAATTATTCTTCATCCGGCTCTAAATTATCAATATCAATAATACGCAACTCTAAAGCGCGTGTTACAAGACGACATGCGTTAACACCGCTTCGCTCATTAATAGTAAACAAGCGATTAATAAGATCGTTTTGCCGCTTTTCTATTGATTTTACACCGAAAGGCATACCTTTTAGATTTGTAATCATTTCTTTGGTATACCCTAGTGCCAAATGACGAAGAAGACGTTCGTCATATTCATCAATATCATAATTGATGATAGCTTCCTGCCGGCGTTGTTCTTGCGCGACAGATTGTTTGAAGCGTTCTATTATTTTTTCGAGTATGGGATAATTAAACACAAGTTTCTTACCATCCATTACGGCTTGCACATCGGTCGCCGTCAGAAGCTCGCCTGTTTTGAGAATAATACCATCTGCACCGGCATTCAAAACATCTACCCAAAGCTTTTCATTCAACACCTCACCGGTAAATATAAGTACTTTTATTTCAGGGTGATTCTTCCGTAAAGAAGAACATATATCTACCCCTATGGTAGTGGAACCACCCAGGCCTAAATCGAGTAATACCATGTCAGGAGTATGTACTTTAAGAAGTTCCCAAAATTCATTCTCAGTCATAGCTGTACCAATCACCTCGGCATTAGGAATTTCATGTCTGAAAATCTCTTCAGTACCTTTTAATTCTAACTTAACGTCTTCAACAATTATAACTTTAAATTTCTTGCTTTCCATATTATCTTGATTTATTATATTTCATTATTTTGTTATCTTGCAGGAATAGTAAACCATATCATAAAACCTCCATTGCTTATCGGCTGGGCATTAATACGACAGCCACGCCTGCCTGCAAACTCGTCATGTTCACGAATTACTTGCTTGCATATTAGATATTCCGTACCTGTCAGAACTCCTTCGCTACCACGTTTCATTCGTGATAAATGCGGATAGAATAATTGATTCAGTTCTTCTTGAGTTTTATCGCGGCGTTTATCTATAAAGTCGAACCTGACAAAGTCTGTGTCCTTATATATATGTAAATACAGTCTTCCGTCAACCTCATAAGACAAGGCTTCATCTATTAAATTTTCAAGCATATATTTTAATTGAATCATATCTCCAAGCATTGAAACATTTTCCACTTTTATTTTTAGTTCTACTTTACAAAAAAAACGTTTTCCCACACGTTTCATGTAGCGTTCTGCATAATCAGCTAAATCCTGGGCCTTTACAATACTGCGTTTAAAAGTTATTTCTTCTAATTGTCGGGCAGCACAGGAACTCAATATTGTAAAAATATCTTTATAATAACTAATCAGCTCACTTACAGTCTCTATTTGTCTTCTTTCGTTCTCACGAACCGGTTCATTGTTTAGTTTGTCGATAATCTGTTTTATTTTATTAGGATAATAAATTGTTTCATGCTTAATGGTGGACAAACAGTTGTCCAAAACTAAATTCTGTACATGAAGCTGGTTTTCTTCACGGATAGCTCGGCGAGCATCGTCTTGAGCCGTCTCTATATCACGATATTTTTGTGCCATCAGCACCACCGCATTATAAGCGATTATAGCAACATATCCGGCTACTAACTCTACCATTAAGCGATCATCTTCGCGCCCGCTATCAAAAGAACATCTTAAAGCCAGTACACCGGTGCAACGATTTTCTCCTCCGGTTTCCACCCACAAAGGAAGGCATTTAATGCGATTTTTTTCTGTCCAATATACAGTCTGTGTCTCAAAACAACGTGTCATAAGTTCACGCATATCCTCATTTCCCTCATCCGGTAAAGAAAAACTGCATTTCAAGTTATGACTGTCTTCACTATAAACGGCTATGCCAAGTACATCAATGGCAATTAATTCATTTATTCCCTCAAACATGGCATTAACCAAACTTTCCGCAATATCTTTGTCGGCCTGTTCGTTCAGCAAAGATCCTGTAAAAACCTGTTTATTAATCTCAAGCACCTGCTCCAAATTATACCGGTACAGCAAACGATGGCGAAAATAAAGCAAATAATAACCTGTCAGTAACAGCAGCAATATGATAATACAAAGAATAATAGCGACAATCTTATTATTTGCCGACAGTTGCATCTGCCGGCAATATTCCTCAAGAGAAGTATCTTCACTTATCTGTTTATAAAGCGCAGTATATGCATTGTTATTGTATCGATAAGCATCTAAATGGCCCAACGCCAAAAATGCCACTGCTGATTCATTACGTACGTCCAGCAGGGTATAATAATCCGTGTCAAAATGATTATTGAACCACTCCAGTTCGGCTGCCGTCCCTTCTCCTTCCAATCTCAATAAAGGTGCTGTTTGATGAGAATACTGTTTATAGTGGGCATTCAGGCAAAATAATGCGCTGTCAGCATATGATAAGGCTTGTTGATAAAGTCCTTCGATATTGCAATTGTATACATCATAAGCATAATTATTTGCTGCCGTTAACCATTTGTCATAGCATTGGACGGAGTCTTCCGGTGTCATTGTTTCCTGTCGCTCCAAATGATTCTCTCCACAACTGCTCAATAGCGATAGAGTAGATATAAGAATCAACATCAGTATTTTCCGTATTCCTTTGGGGAGGCGAAAATAAAAGCGACTGCCTCTGCCCGGTTCACTTTCAATATTAAATGTGCATATTCGAAAGATGTCGTTCGTTTTTCTATATTTATCGATAATGCCTTTACAATTCATCAGTCCGAACCCATGTCCTTTATTCTTTTGAAGTTCTGCTGCATTCTCGGTACTTTGTAAACCAATTTTTCCGGAATCATATACTTTTTCACTCAATATTCGTTCTTTGTCTTCTACAGAAAGCCCCAAACCATTATCTTGAATAGATATTTCTACATAATTTTCGTTTTCTTCTGCATACACAGAAATTTTCCCTCCTTGTTGGGTATACTTACGGGCATTTTCCATTAGAGTGTTAATCATAAAGAGTGTTAGTGCCTTATCTGCCTTTACTATGGCTTCGGTAGGTATTATCGTCAATGTCTGTTGCTTCATTTCGAAGGTCTTTCTTCCTTTGACTAAGACCTTAAACAGGTCATTTAATTCAAAATTTTCAATACTTAAACTAAGTGTTCCTTGTTTCATCTTTATCCATAAAGCCAGGATGTCGTTATACTCGTTGATACGGGTTATCAATTCATCTATATAATGATATTTGCTTTTCTTAATGTCTTCATTGTCAATATAATTATTCACTGTAAGCTTATGCGTCTCATTAATAATACGGTCGATATAAGGCATGATACCCATAACAATGAAGAGACATGCTTTCTTTACCAGATTTTGCCGTTTGTTTTCTGCCAAATGTTGTTCGTGTATATATTGTTCTTTTTCCAGCCGTTTGCGTTCATCTCCCAATGAAATAAAAGCCAGTCCGTTTTCCAATGTCCATGATATATAAGGAATTATAACCTTCATCAAAGCTTTATCATCCTTTTTCATTTTCTGTGAAGAATACAAGTTTATTTCTCCTAACGGTTGTTCTTTGTTGGGGACACTTAGAATAAACCGGGTACAACTGCCATCATACTGTATCGGTTGTTTCGTTTCATTTTCGTAAACGACAATTTGCAATAGCGATGCTCCTATCAACTGCAGAATATCTTCACCTACTGCAGTGTGCATGGCACTTATGACATCATCCACTTCATTTGCATCCGAAGGTACGGAAGCTGTAATCTTTCTGCAAATATCGAGAGTACGTTTCAACTTGGCAATATATAACGTATTGCGAACTTTCCATTGTCTGTTTAGTATCCAGAACAGCACAATCAGTACTATAATTCCGATAATGACAACAGCCAATAAGCCGGTTAATTGCTCGGATTCCTTTTCTAATGCAATATAGCGGCTTTCCAGTTCTTTGTCTTGTCGCGTATAATCAAGTATATCAAGATAAATGTTTCTGTTATAATCAGATTCCGGTTTCATTCCCAGGGCAGCATAAGTTACACTAAGTTGTTCACGAAAGCGGGCAATCCATTCGGGAACCGTTTTGATACCATCATCATTAATCCATTGAAGTTCGATGGAAGTGGATGCCATGGGAACATAAGGGCGAAGACGATCTGTCGTATCTGTACAATGATAAAATTTCTCATGATGGCGGTTCACATATCCTAAAGCCTCAGATAGATAACTTAATGCTTCCTCATACCTTCCTTGCTCATTACAACAGGAGGCCAAAGTGCGATAAGTTCCTGATATCTGATATAAATCTCCATAGGTTTTAAATAATTGTAGAGCATTTTCGGCAAAAGACATCACCAATTCTTCCCATGGTAAATCTTCTGTATTAATGCCTCTCATCACACTGGGACGGCGTGCCATCAACAAATCATAATTCTTTCTCTCTTTCAGTAATTCCGCCATTGCTTGCGAAGCATTAGCTTCAAAGTATACATATCCTAAATCATGACTGATGCGCAAACAATCCACTAAGTAATTAAACTCGCCCAATACAACTTCCTCTTGTGTAGGTGCTTCATACATACCTCCCGAACCTTTCATGTAATAATAATAGAGCAGTTGTGCCGTGTCGCGTTCCAGTCCTTCGTCTACTTTAATTTCATTTATGGCCTCCAAAGACTGCTGTTCTTGCTGTAAATAATAATAGTAGATGGCTGATGCAATCGAGAACTCGGAATGTGCATAGTTCAAACGTTCTAATATCGTAGGATCGGTGATGGCAGAACGATCATCGTTAATACGCTTCATACGGCGTAAGGCACTGTTACGGTAATCATAAAATTCTTTATTCATGGCGGTACGCTGGCAAATCTTCATCATGCCAATGTCAGCTATCAGACGCTCAAGTTCATTTGTCGTTGTTTCGTATACTTGTTGAAAGAACTTTTCAGCCGTTTCAAAATCCATGTGAATAAAGGCACAAAATCCTATATTATTCAGTGCTTCGGCACGCAAGGAAGAATTGTTCAAAGAAAAACGATATGCTGCATGGGCAGCTTTGCAAGAAGCCTTCAAATCTTTGTAACGCACTTTATAAGCAACTTGATTAAGTGAGTCGGCCCGAAGGTATAAAGAAGCATCTTTTTCGTTTTCACACGAGAAGAAACTTCCTGTGACTGTCAATATACTTGCACAAATAAGCAATAAACGCATTTTCTTCATTGGATATTTTTTCTCTAGGTTATAAGCAGCAAACAAAAATACAAAAATTCCGATTATTCCATAAATTAAAAACGAATAAGTATCAATGAAAAAGAGATTAATCTTTCAAGAAATAGAGATGATAAAAAAATAGGGGACTGTGAATTTCATGGCAAATCATAAAACTAAAAAAGCTATCCGGTTATGGACAGCTTTTCTTTGTGCTCAAATAATCATGAAATTACTTTTTAGCTTCTTCCAAAGAAGCCTTTCTAAACTCTTTCAGTAATTTTTCCAGCTCTAAAGAAGCTTTGCGTGCACGTGTACCTGCAGCTTTATTACCTTTTTCTGTTTGCAATTCAGCATCCATAAAGAATGCATTGCTTAATTCCTTGATTTTTGCAACTAATTCGTTCATCTTACTATTTATTTATTAATTATTAAATCGGATTCAAATTAAATCCTTTTTTGTTAGAATACGCTTTAACATGCTTGTTTTTTACAGTTTTTCAACATTTTTAGCTGAAAAGATAGACGATGATACCTGTTATACACACATACACCAATGCATAAGGGATGGCAGCTTTTAATATTTCTCCTTCTTTCCCTTGTTGGTTTCCGGCGGAAGTAGCGATTGCAATGCTCTGAGGCGAAATTATTTTCCCTCCTGTTGCTCCTACGGTATTTGCAGCCGATAACCAATCGGGACTTACCTGAATATGTCCGGCAACACTAGCTTGTAATTTACCGAATAGGATATTGGAAGAGGTATCACTGCCTGTAATAAATGTGCCCAAGCAACCGATTATCGGTGCAAAAAAGGGATAAAGATTTCCGGTAATAGTTGCAAGTGCAGTAGCTATTACGGATATCATACCGGAAGTATCCATGACAGTGGACAGGCCTACCAGACAAATCACTGTTATAAATGTCTTTTCCAATTGTTTCACCGTTTTCCAAAGTATAACGAACAGTTCCTTGACAGTTGCTCCCTGGATAAGACCACCTGCAAATGTACCCGCAAAAAGCAAAACGCCTGCATGGGTCAGCCACGAAATCGTATAATTCACTGTCGACATATTTATAGGAAGACTGATGTGTGTTACCCAATTATTCTCCAATGTGTTTCTCAGTCCCGGAAATAATGGACTTGTCACAATTATCAATAAAAGAATAAAGAGATAGATGCTCCACGCCTTGAATATATCCTTACTTTTCAAAATGTTTCTCCGATTCTTTTCTTTTTTTGTTGCAGTCAGTTTACCATATAAAATAATAACAATAATGGACAATATACTTCCAATGATAGCAGGAGATTCAGCACCCATATAACGTGCTGCTATATATTGACTCCCCAAAGAAACACTGCCTACCAATAGTGCTAATAATACGTTTTTAGGTAGTGATTTTAATTTAGGATCTGTAAGAAAGAGTAATATTAATGGAATTAAAAACATCAAGACTGAAAGTTGGAGGACAACATTTGTGCTTAATGTTTGTACATTCAGGCTTGTTTCTTTGGCAAGTACAAGCACTGGTGTACCAATAGCACCGAAAGCTGTGGCTACACTGTTGGCAATCAGACTGACTGTTGCCGAAAAAATTGGTTTAAATCCTAAACTAATCAGAATGGCAGCAGGAATGGCTACGGCTGTTCCAAATCCGGCCATAGCCTCTAGCAATCCTCCGAATCCCCATGTAAGCAATAATACCTGAATACTTTTATCAGTTGAGATAGAAGAAAATTGCTGTTTAATAATCTCCATTTTCTCCGTTTTAAGCAAGACGTTGTAGCTGAATATGGCCATCAGGATAATAATCAAAATGGGTGAAACTGCTTTCATGGCTCCATAAAGAAAGGAAAATAATAAATCATCCAAAGGGAAATGAAACCCGAAAAAGGCAATCAGCATGGTAACTACTAAAGATATAATGCTGCTTTTATCACCTGACATTTTAAAAAATGCCATTAGTACTATCAGTGATAATACGGGAACTATGGCTATAATCAGATTCATATAGTTAATGGTGGCTTAAAATTACTACAAAATAACAGTTCATATAAAGTTAAAGTTCATATTAGAGGAAAACAATTAACAACAATTCATAGAAAGACGGTATAACAAAGTGGACGATTTAAGGATGAAGCAAATAATGTTTATAGAGTAAATATGGAAAATTTAAAGTCGGTTGACCCACTATTATAAAAGTCACCTGACCCACTTGGATTACGATAAAAATTAACCTTATAGAATTACCATATTTCAGTCTTGTTTTTGTACTTTACAAAGCATTTTAGCCCGGTATTATTAACCGAATAAAATTTTTAAAAGAATGAAAATAAGAATCAAGCACATACTGCGGTATTACCAGTCAGGAATGAGTATCCGTAGTATCAGCTCTTCTCTTCTGATTTCACGTAATACAGTCAAACGATATATCCGTATATTATGAAGATATGGGTATAGAACTTGAACACCTGTTAAAAATGGACGAGCAGCATCTGCATGAGCTTTTCGGTACGGAGACTGACAATGAACCATCAGGATCTGCAGAGTATAAATATCTTCAAGAACGTATATCTGAGTACATAAAACGACTTAAAGCCCGTGGAACAACAAGAAGGTCCTTGCATGAGGAATGTCTGAGAGATCGTCCCCAAGGTTACAGCTACTGTTCATTCTGCCTGTATCTCAGACGTGAAAAGGAAGTAAAAGTACCGGTTGGACGCATAGATCATATAGCCGGTGATCAGATGTATGTGGATTTTGCCGGTGACAAACTTTATATTGCATACAGGAATACGGGTGATAAGGTTCCCGTGGAAGTCTTTGCCGCTATACTTCCTTGCAGTCAGATTACGTATTACGAAGCTGTACCATCGCAAAAGAAAGAATATCTTATCCAGGCATGTGAAAATGCCTTCCATTATTTTGGAGGTGTACCCAATGCCATAGTTCCCGACAACCTCAAATCTGCCGTAACAAAGCCCGGAGGAACAGAGCCGGAATACCTGCAATAGTGTTTTGTTATCTTCGCCCACACCATAAAACAGTTTTCTAACAAGATCAACAGTAATAACCTTGCCGGACGTTTCCAATTCTCTATAAATTTGGTGTATGTGTGAACGTGTGATTTCTAAGTAGTGGTTCAGTTCCACCGACATACGATCTTTTCCTTTTGAATTCTCTTTTGCCGGATTCCATAGATTTACGAGACAGCTTCTTTTGATAGAAACATCTGCCATACAGCCGTTTACGGTGATTCTCATGCACACGGGTGCTTCTCCGTTCTTTAATAATTTGCCTTTCTTGATGAAGAACAATACAGAAAATGATTTTCGAGCCATTTTTACATCGTTTTTAAAGTTACAAAACTATGTATTCTCTTCCAAAGTAAGTCTATGCAAAAGATTATGAATCAG